ATGAAAAGTGCAACAATGCGGAAAAAACCGATAAAAAGCAAAAACAAAAAACAACACTTGCAACAAAAGATAAAAAAGTCGATAAGATTCTGAATGACGCAGAACAGGCGGCGGAAAATGCAACAAATAAATGCAACAATGACTTTGATAATTTAGAAAATATCGAAATGTTGCAAATGAAATTGACTAGTAAACAACTAATATTTTGCCAGGAATTTTGCACTGACTTCAATGGTTCACGTGCTGCAATAGAAGCTGGTTATTCTAAAAAAAGCGCTAGATCCATTAGTAGTGAATTGTTAACAAAACCTAACATTCAAGCGGTCATTAGAAAATTTCAAAAATGTGCAATGCAAACTTTAGCTATAGATCAGACAAAAATAATTATGGAATACGCATCAATTGCCTTTTCTGATATTACTACTTATGTAGATGTTGGGCGGAAAAAGGTTACAACACTAGATAAAGAAGGTAATAAAATAACAGCTATGAGCGATTATTGCCATCTTAAAAACGGTCAGCTATTAAGCGCAAATACGATACAAGAAATTAAGATCAATGACCAGGGAACATTTATTAAGATGCATGACAAGCACAAAGCGCTAGAATTTTTGGTTAAATATTCAGGCATGGCAAGCGAAAACGCAAAACAAATTGAACTACAAAAGTTAAAATTATTACAGGAGAAGTTAAAAATAGAAACTCAAAAGGGAAATTTATCTAATGATAATGGAAATATAGACGCATTAATTAGTTCTATTACTAGTATAGATTTATCTGTTTTTAATAGAGAAGGTGAATAATAAATGGTAGAGTGGGGCAAGTGGGGCGAAAAATCAGCGCGGTTCATAAGTCGAAATATAGAAGACCACGCGAGGATAACAATTTTAGAGGGTAGTGTGAGGTCAAGCAAGACTGTCACTATGATTCCTAAATGGCTACAATATATAAAAGAAGGGCCAAAAGGGTTATTATTGATGGTTGGTGTCAGCAAAGAGACAATATACGACAATATTCTTTATGATTTATTCGATACGATAGGATCATCAAATTATAAATATAATCATAATAGTGGCGAGTTAATTATTTATGGTCGCAGAATTAAGATCATAGGGGCTAAGGATCAAGGATCTGAAAAATATTTACGTGGTAAAACGCTGGCAGGTGCTTATGCAGATGAAATTTCATTAATGCCTGAAGGATTTTTTCTACAATTATTAAATAGGTTGAGTATTCAGGGCAGCAAATTATTTGCCACAACTAATCCTGATACGCCATTTCATTATTTGTATAAAGATTATATAACAGATCAGAAAAAAATAGATATGGGCATGGTTGAAGTGATCCATTTTATGCTAGAAGATAATCCGAATTTAAGTGAGGAATATTTACAATTTATAAAGCACGCATACAGCGGCTTATGGTTTAAAAGAAATATTTTGGGCCTGTGGGTACTGGCCGAGGGTGTAATTTATGATAATTTTACCGACGATATGATAATAGATGATACAGATATACCTGATATAGTAAAATATTGGATAGGCGTCGACTATGGTAGTGCTAATCCTACAGCTTTTTTACTGGCAGGGTTAGGAGTGGATCATAAACTTTATTTGTTAGATGAATATTATCACAATGGCCGCGAAGGGCTGCAAAAGTCTCCATCACAGTATAGTAAAGATTATATAAAATGGACTGATAATCTTAAAACACCGTTTGGTGCAAAAATCAGGGCTGATCGTACTTTTATAGATCCAAGCGCTACAGCTTTTGTTTTGCAGCTTTATGAAGATGGAGTAAAAAACGTAGTAAGTGCTGATAATTCAGTAAAACTAGGGATAGAATTAAATTGTAATTTGATAGGCGCAGACATGCTAAGAGTTCACAAAAAGTGTAAAAACACGCTGCAAGAGTTGGGGGCGTATGCGTGGGACAGTAAAGCGCAAAAGTTGGGGGAAGATAAGCCTATTAAACAATTTGATCATGTAATGGACAGCTGGCGTTATATTACACAAAGCACTAGAACAGTTTGGTCAAGATACGTAAATTAGATACAAAAAAGCGAAACACAAAAACAACACTTTTGTAACACTGGCTATCACAGGGCTACAGGGTTTTTTAGTTGCAACTAAATTAAATTATAATTAAATTTAATTAGATCTAACTAAATTTTAATTAGTTAAAACTAATTATATAAATCTTAAAATTTAATTAGTTTCATATATTTTTATAATTAGTTGAAACTAAATTAAATCATGGCCATGTAACGAAATTATTATTTACATGAATAATTAGTTGAAACTAAATTTTCAGGACTTAAAATTAAAATAGTTTCATCTAATTTTATAATTAAATATAATTATTATAAAAAATATATGTAACAAAATTATTATTTACATGTGAAAATAGTAGGAACTTGAATAAAATGGGGTTATTATAAAATTATAGAATAATTAAGGGGGTTTTATTTATGCCATTAGCAAAAGGATCATCTAAAAAAACAATATCAAAAAATATTGCAAAGGAAATAAAAGCAGGAAAACCAAAAGCACAGGCCGCAGCTATTGCTTTTAGTGCAGCTGGTAAAAGTAAACCTAAAAAGAAAACTAAAAAATAAGGGGGTAAAATTATGCCATTGCCATTAGAAAATAGCGAGTGGTTGCCTAAAAATTGGAAATGCATTTATAATAAATATGCTGAATGGGCCGCGTGGTATAGTTCAGATGTAGAGGCAATTATAAACTTATATACAGATCATTTAAATCAGCCTTACTTACCTGGTAATAAGATGCGGCAAACGCATTTAAGAAAGGAAATACAGACCTATTTATTTGTACCAATTGCGGCAGATATTAGCAGCACATCAGCGAATATGTTATTTAGTGAGCAGCCTATAATAAGGATCGCAGAGGCACACCAGGACACAGCAACAGCAAGCGCCAAGGCAACACAGGATAGATTAGATATAATTCTAGCAAATGGAGATTTTTACAGTAAAATTTTAGAGGCAGCAGAAAGCGCCAGCGCACTAGGAGGCTGTTTTTTAAAGCCTAACTGGGACATAAATTTTAAAGATATACCTATTATAGATGTTATACAAGCAGATCATTCTATACCTACTTTTAAATGGGGATTTTTAAAAGATGTTTATTTTTTTAAAGATGTTTACGAAACTGAAAAATATACCTGGCGGCTGATTGAATATCACACAAAAGGGCAAGTCGAAAATGTTTTATATCGCGGCACAGATGATAATATAGGTCGAATTGTACCGCTAGCCTCTTTATCAATTACAGCAGATCTTCAAGATGTAATTAATACTGGAATAGATGATTTAATGGTACGATATATCGCTAATATAAAACCTAACAAACGTTATAGAGGTTCAGGGCTAGGAAATTCTGATTATCAAGGTAATGAGGGCCTGTTTGATAGTATTAATCAGACATATACAAGCTGGATCAAAGAAATAAAGCTGGGACAGGCTAGGATCATAGTGCCTGAAGCATGGCTTGAACGTCAAAACGGAGAATTTACATTTAATGCAGATCGCGAAATATTTACAGCTTTAGACATAGATCCACTAAGCGCAAAAGGGGCAGGAATAGATCAAGTGCAGTTTAATCTTAGAGTAACAGAGCATAAAGACACAGTTAATCAATTGGTAATGCAGGCAATTACAGATAGCGGTTATAGCCCACAATCATTTGGTATGAATATAAGTGGCCAAGCTGAAAGTGGCACAGCTTTAAATTTACGCGAAAGAAAGTCATTAATAACTACAGGCAAAAAACAGATCTTTTTCAGGCAGGCGCTTCAAGATCTACTTGAAATGTTACTTGATATAGATAAAAGGGTTTTTAATACAGCAGGAACAGAAGTTTTAAAACCTACTATTGAGTTTCAAGACAGCCTGGCGTTTGATTTGGGCCAAGTATCGACCACAATAGATACATTAAACAGGGCGCAGGCAGCTAGTACACGTGTAAGAGTTCAGATGGCCCATCCTGATTGGAGTAAACAACAAATAGATGAAGAAGTGGCCACAATTCAGGGCGAAACAGGGATAGGACAGGCAAATATAGATAATATACCAGGCTAGGGGGGTATGTAGATGAAAGAAAAAATAATATTTAGAGATGTAGAAGGGGCGCTTGCACTAGAATGTATTGTAAAAATATATAATATTGCATCAAGCGAATATATCAGGCGGCTGATTCTGCAAGATGTACAGAATATTTTTCACAGAACTATAAAAAGAGAAGATCTTTTGCATGGTTTTGAAATACACATAGTCGATCATGTAAATTACTCAAAAGATCCTAACGAAAAGAGTGTATTTAAATGGCTGGAATAGATGCAGAAATTAACAGAATTTTAGCGCAGCAGATCGTGGATCTTTACAGCAAGGCCGAAAATGAAATATTTTTACAATTAACAAATAGATTAAAGACAGGTATAGATGATCCTTTATGGGCAAGGAAAAAATTACGACAAATACAGCAGATGCGTGATGATGTTATGGAGCAAATAAGTATTTTAGATTTAAAAGTACCGCCTGAATGTAATGGAACAGTAAGCGAGGCATATACAGCTGGTTTAAATTCTGTTGACGCTGATCTAAAAAAGCAGGGTATTGCAAGAACTAGAGATGGACAGCTTTATTTTACAGATCAGGTTGGTATCATAGAGCCGCAGGTGGGGATCGCTTTTGCTAAGATAGATAAATATAAAATTGAAGCACTTGCAAAAGCTTTAACGGATCAGCTGTTATTAGTCCACCCACAGATAATAAGGGCAGCAGATGACATATACAGGCATGTTATTACAGATAGTATTAGTCAAACAATGGTAGGAGGCGCAACACTTAAAACAGCAGTACAAACAAGCTTATCAAAATTTGCTAATAGAGGGGTAACAGGTTTTGTAGATAAAGCTGGCAGAAATTGGAGTTTACAGGCTTATTCAGAAATGGCGTGCAGGTCTAATTATGTACAGGCAAATTTAGCAGGCACACAGGATCGTATGAGCGAACTAGGGATAAATACTGTTATAGTTTCATATCACCCAGGAGCGTCTGACCTATGTTTGCCATATGAGGGTAAAATTTTAATATCTAATGAATAATTACACTATTGTAATATTCTAAAAGTGGTTATATACTAAAAATATACAGAATTATCAAAATGATAAAAAAATTTTACCCAAAATACCTTGTAATTATTTTACAAGGCATTAAAAACATTCAATATAATAAATGTTATATTGAATGGTTCATTATGGGATAGTAGGAAAAAACGACATTATTGATAAAAAAACGACATTGTTGATAAAAAAACGACATTATAATATAATTATTATATAGTAATTATATGGAGGTTATTAATAATGTATGGTAAAGAATTATTTCAAAAGGGTATTTATGGGATTGTAGATTTAGATACTAATAAAATTGTTTATGTTGGTAGTACAAATTCTTCATTTGCGTATAGATGGAATTTTCATTATAAGGATTTTATAGAAAAAAAACATTGCAATAAAAATTTAGTTAAATTATTTAAAAGTGGTAATTTTAAATTTATAATTATTGAAGCTGGAAATTTTATAAAACAAGAATTATTATTTAAGGAAAAATTCTACACTGAAAAATATGATGCATATGAAAATGGCTATTGTTTACATGTTGGTGGTGGGAAATTAATACCTTTATTTACAAGTAAAAACTCAGTTTATAAAGAAGATAATAACATTTTATCTATTCGTAATTATATTATAACTAACTGGGTTAATATAAAAATATTTAAAGAAGATAAAATAATTATAGAAAAATACTTAACAGATAATGGTATAAGAATAAATAAGTTTATGGTTGAAATAAGAAGGTT